CCTTGCAGAGCAACAACCCACCGATTTCGATATTGCCTTTAAATCGGCTATTCGGATCGGCTTGCATCATCAACTTGGGCTGGTCTTCGGCCTTTACAGGCTCCCAACCTTCCCGAAACTTTGCAGACGTATTAGAGGGATCTGCTTGACCCATAATACTGGTCCGTATCCAGCGGAATACCCAGCCATCTTCCGGCTCCGGTTCAGGGAGCGTTTGCGGCGGGGTCCACGCCATCTTCCGTTGCGTGGATTCTCTGTTCTCGACTTCGCGTGCGAGTCTGTTCTCAGCCATTTGCATTCTCCATTTCAATCATTGCTTGTGCGTACTCTTGATTGCTGATGCCAAGCTTTTTGGCTATCGCAACTTGAGTCGGTGTCAGGCGGACCTGACGCGGCGCGGTATTCCGCGTAACTGGAGCCACTACATTGGCTGGTTTTGTGCGAGCAGGTTTTTGGGCCTGCTTCGTTTGAGGTCTCTCTTCCTCTTCGGCATCGTCAAATGCTTCAGGAAAGCGTTTCCTCATAGTCTCATCGACTCGGCGGTAATACTCGTCGGAACGAGGATCTACACCAGACCGGACCAGTTTTTCGTGCAGGCCAAGTGCGAGGGCGGTCATTTCCTCGTCTGAACCAAACCATCCATTCCTTTCACGCCAAGCCACGGCTCTTGGATCCGGGGCTGGCTCAGGGGGATCGTATGATTCCTTTACCTGTTGGACCGGTTCTACTCTTTCTTCTGCCTGTTGTAAAGTGGGTCTTACACGGGCAATGTTTTGCAATTTAAGTTTTGCGTCCGTCAAGGCTTCCTGAGCATTTGCAATTTGCTCTCCATCCCCGGACTCATATGCGTGTTTCAAGCGGTCTTTGGCAACGGCCAAATCTGTCGTAGCCGACTTTTCCGCTTCTTTAAGAAACGCCTGTTCGTTATGCCCAATACGCTGCTTTAGCTGTTTAATCTCTTGCTCACGGGCTTGAGCAAATTTAAGAGCTTCTTCACGTTCACGCAGGGCACGTTCTTTTTCACGACGCTCATCGTGCCAGACCTTTTTCATCTGCCCGAGGCGCTTTTTGACCTTTTCGGAATACTCGTCTAGGTCATCGTTTTCTAGTTCCTCCACTACATTTTTAGGGAGGGGTTTACGACCCCGATCTTCTGGCGGAGTGTCGTCTTCAATCTGTACTTCGATAGTATCGCTATCGTCTTGATTTGCTTGAGATTTTTCTTCTGTAATCTCGTCAGGGAACCTATATTCCTCGCGCTCAATAGCCATGATGTTTTACCTCACGCTCTGCGGATTCCACGGGGATCTTCGACCACCGCTTCAACCGTGTCGTCATTAATGATGCGGAACTCCCGACCGTGGATAACCACGCGGGTGCCTGAATAAGGACGGGTGAGGACAAAATCGCCTTCCTTACACCACGGGCCGTTGGGGAACCGGTCCTTGTCCTTGTAGCAAAGGTCACCCAGTTTGACGACGAACAGCACCACGGTGGTCTGCTCCTCGACTCGTTTGGTGTCCTCAGCTTTGATCAGCCCCCCCTCAAACTCCTCCTCTACGTGTGGCACAGCACACAAGATTCGGTAGCCCTTGGGTTCTGGCAGGAGTTTGGCTTTCGCCGCCTCCTGTTGTGTCTTCTCAACGTCTATGCTGCTCATTCTTCATCTATCCTCTTTGCAAGGTCTTTAATGTGATTGCAAGCGAGGTCGAGACCCTGTAACGCCCCGCAAAGTCTTTTGTATTCACCCTCGTCCAACTTGCCTTGGATCAGGTTTTCTACAATTAATGTGCGCTCTTCTTTGAGTTTTGTTTCCAAATACTCCAGAGCGTTTGAGTACCCCATTGATTACCTCTCAGGCGTTTTGCCCGGCTGTACACTTCTTACGCGCTCAACAAGTGAGCGTTCCTTATCTCTAGCAATCTCGACGCCAAGTTTCGTCCCCTCAAGCTGCTGCCTGTTGGCCTCTTGCGCCTTGTGCTTCTCAATGTCTGAACCCAAGCGTGCTGCCTCAAGCTGCTGCCGCCCAGAGATCTCCGCCTCGCGTAGCCGAAGCTCGTCCTCCTTCGCAGCCGCATCCAACAGATCTTTCTGCTGGCGGAGCCGAAGTTCTTCTTGCCTTGCTTGAGCCTCCATCTCCACTTGCATCTGCTTGGTCTGGGCCTGCATTTGCTTGATCTGCAAGTCCATCTGCTGCATCTGAATGAGCGGATCCTGCATCTGCTGCTGAGCTTGTTGAGCCTGAGCCTCGGCCTGATCCTTCTGGAGCAGACGTTCTGCTGCGAGTGCCGAGACCTGCGAGAGCTTGACCTCAATATCAGGCGGCAGATCGTATTCACTGTCGTCATCTTGCGGCAGCGGCGGCAGCGCCACGCCCAACTGCTTCTCAATCTCACGGCGATACTGGAAGGCCAAATGCTCCAGAATGTGTGCCTGAAGCGAGCCAGTAATCTGCTGCGCCATCGGGTTCTGCCCAATCATCTGCGCCATCTTCGGATCTTGCCCAAACGTCATGTGGACTTTGATGTGCGCCTCGTGATCCTGATACATAAACGCCTTGAGCGGCTTGCCCGTGATAGCGTCCATGTTCTCCGTCACCGGGTCGCGTGGCTTCTGATCGTCCGGCATCGGCACCAACTTCTCAGCGTTCTTGACGCCCAGCACCTCAATCATCTGACGGTGTAACAACGGAAGGTTATAAAGCTGCGGAGCCGACTGCGCCAACTGGATCACAGCTTGGTACTGCACCACCTTCTGCGACATCGTTGCCGCATTCGGGTCCGACACCGGGATCACATCCACGTTGTCGTAGTCAGACTTCTTCGCGCTTGCCTTGCCTACTTCAGGCTCGTACGAATACTCATCTGGTGTGTTGTCTCGGATGATTCCAGCAAGGAGCTTGAACTCCTGCTTCATCGCGTAGTAGATGCGGGCCTGTACAGCCGACATCACCTTCAGAACGCGCTCCAAGATAGCTAGTGTGGTACCAACCGGCGCTTGGTTCGACATATCACTGATCTTGAGGTCAGACACCGCAGCGAAACGGCGTCCCTCTTCAATGATTTTGTCGAGGAGAAGCGAAAGAGTCTGCGAAGGCTCCTTGTATGGCAAGGGCAGGATGTTGTCCCGCACCGCGCCACTCGGAACGTCTACATCTCGCCATTCTCCCGGAGCAATGGGAGTATCGTCTCCCTTAATCCTGAGTCCACGAGATTTGAGACCTCCCGGTAGGTTAGACAGGGTTCCGGCGTCAACGAGTTGACGAAGTAGCGAGGTGGCAGCCTTACTGTGCCCTCCAATAAGGTGTATGAGACCGAAGTAGTAAAATCCAAAGCCCGGTATGTATCCGTAGTGGACGAAGTGCTGGCGCTTCGCTTTGAGTTCATCCTCCTCTCTCCAGTTCCGCCTAATCGAGAGGACCGTACCCGTTCCTTTTTCGATTGTGACAACGTACGGAAGGGCAATTCCTGTTTCATTGTTTTCTTCATCGACATCTGGATACCCCGATAAATCTATATTCACGTGCATCTCAAGCAACTGGAACCTGTCGTCCATGCTTGCCGAGAAGCCTTGATCTTCTGCCTTTTGTTTCTCAACTTCGTCCATCGTGCGAATCGGGTCGCCCAGATCCACATCACGGTAGAACCCTGCGTACTGAAGTTTGCGGACCTCGTTCTTGGTCTTCCGCATCCGGTGCGTGACACGCTCCGCCGTCTCCAGATTCGCCGCGCCATAGGGCACGATCATGTCTTCGGCTGGGATATAGACAGCGGTCTGCCGGTTTAGCGACGGGTCAAAGTACACCTTCTTAAAGGCATTACCCGCGAGGGCCATGCTCAAGAGCATCCGCTCATGTTCTGGGCGGTACTCCTTCATCACCTCGGTCAGTTGGTAATTCATGTCATCCGCGACACGAATGGCAGCGTCTTTCTTCTCTGCCGTCTCTTTGCCAATAATCTTAGTCTTGACCGGCCCCATCGCGGGGAAGGTCTCCATGATGGTCTCGGACTGAAACTTGACCGCACTCTCCATCAGGAGCGGGTGAAACACGCCGCACGCACCCGGCCACGGCTCAGTTCGCTCCTCGTACCGGATGCCGAGGATCTTGAGTCCTTTAATATAGGTGTCGAGCCAATCTTTACGCGAAGCCAAGTCCTGCTCGTACTGGCCGAGTAGCTCCCCTGCCAGACTCTGCAACTCACTCTCATTAATATATTCAGCGAGGTTCGCGTCGAACTCATCCGCACGCGGCTCGCTCTTAAACATGTCGATTACTGCACCGTCTTCATCGGACGGCAGTTCGATCTCAATCTCAACCGGCTCTATCTCAACGGCGATAGCCGCGATACCTTGGGGAGCCTCCATCAAACTTTTATCGACGGCCATTTAAATTCTCCTAATAAAATCCCGCCGCCTTGCGGCCTTTAAACCACCGTTTCGGTTCCGGCTCATCCGATGGGAGCCTAATGAACCCGCCCTGCCTGAAGCGGAGTAGGGCCAAAGTGGTGGCGTCCACCAAGTCGTCATGGGTGCCAGCGGGGAAGTCATTACACTCCTCCACGACCTCCCAAGCCCATCGCCGGTCAGGTACCCAGACTATACCCGCAGCAAAGAGGTCTGACACGGCGTTTACGCGGCTGATCTTGTCCTGTCCTTTACCCGGCGTGAACTCACTGATGGGCACCCCCATCCGTCTCATCTCTTGGTATAGAGCAGCCCCGTTGGACTTTTTCTCCACGATGAACGTGTCCGGGTTCCACTCCTTATATTCGTCCAGCACCAACTGCTTTAGCTCGGGAAACTCAAGACGCTGTTTAATGGAGTTCAGCAAAATGATGTTGTAGTTCTGGGTCTCCTCGTTCTTAAAGACCCCCCAAGTTAATAGGGCGTTATAGTCAGCCCGGTTATTTTTCTCTTGGGCCGTGTCGAGCGACATAATAATGTGCTCACACATCGGGGGATTTTCTTTCTCCCAGACCTGCCACCATTCCCGTTTTAATAGCGCCCCCTCCTCCGAGGTCGGCTCCTGCATGTACTGAGCCTGCCAGTACCGCACATCCATCGACGCTTTCTTAGCCAGTAACTCCTCAATCGTCCAGAAGTCAGGCCAGAGGGGTTTCTCATTGAGGATGGCGGGAAACTCGACTACCTCCCACTGGTCGGCGTCGTCATTTTTCGTCATGTGGTCGATGATCTTGCCGGTCAGATCCTGCTTGCTCCAGCGCGTCATCACGACAATGATCGCGCCGCCCGGCATCAGTCGCTGGACTGGGCCTGACTGGAACCACTCCCATGCTGGCTCAAAAACGTCCGATCGCCCTTGCTTGGCTTCCTGTTCAGAATGAGGATCATCAATAATAAAAAGATCTGCACCGCGTCCAGCAAGAGCGCCGCCGACGCCGATTGCGAAATATTCTCCATTGAAGTTCGTACCCCATCGGGATGCTGACTTACTGTCTGCCTGCAACTCGACGTTTGGAAAGACGTTTCGGTAAAGATCAGATCCGACAAGGTTGCGAACCCTCCGTCCGAAGTTAATGGCTAGATCCGCTGTATGCGAAGCCATAATGACCTTTTTCTGCGGGTATTTGCCTAGAAACCATGCAGGCGCTAGGTAAGAAATCATCTCCGATTTGCCATGACGCGGGGCAATATTGACGATCACCCGCTTTTTCTTGCCAAGAGCGATGTCTTCAAAGATTTCGGCAAGGTGCCGGTGGTGTGGACCGACTTTATAGCCCGGATATACGTGCTGAATGAAGTCTAAGAAGTGATCTTTGCCAAATTGCTGCGTCAGTTGGTTCTGATAGGTCTTTAAAAGCTCTGCAACCTGCCGTTTTTCCTTGTCCGGCATCGTTGGCAACGCACTTTTGATGCGTTGGATGTCAGATTTGGTCAGGTTTAGCTGCATTTTCGTCTACAACGCGATATTCAATCCCTTCCAGCACCGACAAAAGCTCTTTTTCAACCTCTTCGATGGGCTTGATCACGTGTGTGACCTCGCTGCGCTTCTTAAATGCGTCGATTCCGTCTACTTCACCGAGTTTTGCTAGGGCTGAGATACGAGTTTTGCTGTTATCTGCCCGTTCCGCCTCTTCAAATAGGCGGTTCACCACATAAAGTTTCAACTCCGCAAGGTCATCCACAATCATGTGGTTATACCTAGCAGCGATCCCCGCGAGCATGGCGATGGTTTCGTTCGGGTACTTGCTGTAATCGATCCGTGTACGAGGATCTTCTAGCTGAGCACGGGCAAGATCCTTTGCCTGCTCCATGTCTTCCTCGTTTGGAAGCAACGGAATACCGGTTAGATCCGATACAAGCTTGATAGTCCGTGCCCGCATCTCGACTTCAGCCTCGGGGGTGAGGTCAGGCAGGGCTTCCGCCGCGTTTGCGGGGAGGGGAATGTTCTCTTCTATTTCAGGTATTAGGACATCTTGCATGGCTAGTACGGAGCCAAGAACCACGAGTCATCACACTATATATGAAATAAAACAGTATGGAACCAAAAAGACAAGTGGGGGGGTGTTATACCAAGGGGGGTGGGGTCAGCGTGGCCTAGAAAAGTAATTAACGAAAGGGGGAGGGGGGCCTCGCGTTAGCCGGCTAGCGCGAATTAGGGGTGTGGCATAAAACGTAATTAGCGATGTATAGACTGAACTTTTCTAGAGCCGGCTTTGGAAAGTGTAGAAATGATGTGGTGATTTGTGTGGATTAGAGAGGAGTGGTGGGACTGTGGGACTCCTGTTTCTGCTCGGGGGGTCGGGTACGGGTGGGGTCTTGGTCTGGCCGGTTTCGCCCGTGTTGCGTCCCCGCCACCGTATTAGTTAATACGGTCGCAAAAATACCACATAAAAAAGTTTAAATAGTTCGGAACTATCCAGAACCAGCCCGGTCTAACTATATGTAACCGGCGCAATACCGCGCCACGTAACCAAAGGTAGCAAACCATGATCACCAATCTGATTCTTGCCGATAGCCTTGCCAATCTCCGCACAGTCGCAAAGGGCGGGGTCACTCAGGCTCAGGCCTTCGCCAATCTCCGCGCCGATATCCCGACCCTGTTCCCTGAGAATCCTACTCAGGCCGATATCAAGGCCGTCACCTCGACCGATGACTGGAAGGAATTCGACACTCAAGCGCGGCTAGTTTTCGCTGAGGCTTTCTTCGATGCCCCGCGCATGGTCGATGGCGAGATTGTAGACGCGACCCGATACGACGTATCTATCTGGTCAGCCGATAAGAAAACAGCAAAAAACTTCGATCCCGAAATTCTGAAAATCCGCAAGGCCGCGCAAGACTACGTGCGGGTTGCGTTCCGGCAAAACGTGACCAAGTTAATTCCCGAGGCCATCGATGCCCCGGTCGAGGCTGAGGCTGAAAAACTTCCCGACCCGACTGGCGTGCTTGCCCTAGTGACTGAGGCGCTCGTGATCCTTTCCGAGAAATCGCCCGATGGTGCCCTCGCCCTGCTGAACGGGTTGGATAGTCTGGTCAAGGTTGCGCGGCCCCATGTTGCAGCGGGTCAACCGATCCCCCGCAAAGTCTAACAGCGTATTAACTAATACGCCACGCACACCCTGCCCGGCGCAAGCCGGGCGGGGTTTTGCCGTTCCCGGCCCGGCCCGGTTCGGCTCGCTCCGCGAGGCCAGTTCCTTGTGAGACCAGTTCTGGTGAAGCCAGTTCTCTGCGCGATGCCAGTTCTTTGCGGGAGGCCACGCAAAGACTTTGTTCCACGGGGTTGTTCCATTTGTTCCAAAACGATTTTCACGTTGGAACAACGCAAGTGCATGATTTATAAAGCGAAAACACCGTTTTGTTCCATTTGTTCCAATGTTCCAAGAATAGGCTAAGCAGGTTCAAGGGAGGGGGAGCAGCAAGCGTCATTTCTTAACGTCATAAACTCACGCCCTCCGCAAAATTTCATTTTCCCCGTTATACCCTATTTTGCCCTATTCGTGGAACAAGCCCTTTTTTGCCCCTCCACTTCTCTCTATATATATATATTAATACTATTACTACTACTACTACTCTGGAAAAACAACGACTTACGTTCAGCCCACCAAACCGCCTACACCCAAATTTTGAAGAATAAGTATCGTTTTGATTTTGGAACATTTGGAACAAATGGAACAAAACGCCCCTGCGTTGGAACAAACTGGAACAAAACCGCCCCGCAGCGTATTACCTAATACGGTAACAGGCCACGCCTAAATCGCGATTTCCATCCTCCAAGTAAAAACATCACCAAAAACATCAAAAATCGACAGAACACGGGGAACTATTCCCGTTTTGACTTGTCTAACTATATAGAACAGGCAAAAACAGCGGCGCGAGCCGCAGCGTATTAAGTAATACGCAGTTTGAGCCGGTTCCCGAGACTGCAAGCCGAAAGCCGGTAGCAGGGTAAGGCGCGGTGGACAGAGCCGCGACGTACCGATGGCAAGGTACGGTGGCCCCATATCAAGGGGTCGGGTGCGCGTAGTTCCCGGTGATGTACTCACTCAACGCGAAGGGTCAAGTGGTGACAAGTCGTCTAGTAGATAGCGGCCTGTAAAACCTGTACGCCTAATCAATCCTGTGTGGCGCGTATTACTTAATACGCTCTGGGCAGGGCGGGTACATGGGGAGCGACTGCGAAGCCAAGCGGTATGTGGATTGTAAAGCCGAAGGTCAAGTGCAGAGCATGGCAAGTGCGTTGAACGGCTAGATCACACGACCCGTTAGCCGATACGGGTGGGCAACATACACCCGGCAGCGTTAGGGGCATGAGGTAGAAGCGTATTAACTAATACGCCGAAGCCGCCCCGAGTATCTGCCTAGAACTGCTGCGAAGCCATAAAGAGTGAGCAGCCTAGTGGAGACTGGAAGTGCAGAGTTAAGCGTACCGAGAGTCTCCGCGTGGGTGATTACTTTATTAAACGACGCAAATACCGCATTTGCGGTGGGAGAGTGACATGAACGGATACAAGAGAGCGTGGGAGTTTGTTCTGACAATTCTCGCCACGATAGCCGTGGCCCAAGCCCTGACTTTCATGATCCCGCAAGGCGGGTGGATATATCTAATCAACTACACGGCGGGGCTGATCGCCCTGACCCTGCTGACCCGGCAAGTCCTGAGCCGAGCCAAGCGTATTAAGTAATACGGTGAGAGGTAACGGAACTATGTGGTGCGTGAAGTGTCAGATAGAAGAGGTCGCAGCCAAGCGAGTCGAGGCGGGGTTCATTACCTGCCTACGTTGTGGCGAGGCCGATGCGAGAAAGGTACGGCACACGGTCGTGCCGATGCACAAGAGTAATTACGTGGTGGTGTCGGACAGGGCGCTGCTGAAGTGTCTGAACAAGGTAGCGAGAGGGTAGAGGTATGGAACAGATCGAAATCAAGGTAAGCGAGATGGACGGCAAGCGCATTGGCTACTCAAGCGAGACATTGTTCTACGTTCAAGTAGGCCGGTACAAGTCATCGTTTAAGACTAAATACACAGTCAAAGGGAACCTTGGCCGTGCGTTGTTTTACTTCACGTGCATGAACGTGGGCAACGGATACAAGAAGCGGCTGCTGATGAACGATGAGACTTTGAAGGCGGTGTATTCCTATGATTGAGAACACAATCGAAGGCCTGACCAAAAAGTTGCGCGAGTCTGAGAAAAAGTTGAAAGAACTACGGAACTTAAAGTTAGAAACCGAGTCTAAATTACTAGTCGAGAACGCATGGCAGCGGTACATCCGCGACCAGATTGCGATGCTGAGACGAGTCGAATCAACCAAGAGCGTATTACCTAATACGGAGAACTGAACATGGATATGCAAGTGGGTGAAGTGAGCGACGAACTGATGAACAAGCCGAAGCACATTACGTCCCTGTCTACATCGTGCGTGTTGGTCTCTATTGAGAGCCACGTATGGAACGCGACGGTGCAGGATCGTGAGATCAGCGAAGAGGTAACTTCAGCGAAGCGGGCAGACAAGGACGCGGGCAAGTTTGTTAAGAATCTTCTTGCCAAGAACATTGAACACAAGGCGGTGCTGAACTATCGCCAGACCATTTATAACTGGATGCAGCGATGCACGTACGACTGGGCGGGATCGCAACGCCTACTACCCGTGGCTAACCTGACTAGGTTCCATACCGAGTACCGCGATCACGTGCAGAAGTTTAACGATCTGGTGGATGACTTCTTGGACAAGTACCCGAGCATCGTGTCGAACATGGCGTTTGTGCAAGGCACTATGTTCAATCGCAGCGAGTATCCCGATGTATCTGAACTGCGACACAAATTCAGCATCGATCTGATTCAGAGCGAGGTGCCGACCGGTGACTTCCGATGCGCTATCTCGCAGGACTTGGCTGAAGATATGTCTAAGCATTACGAGCGTCAGGCCCGGCGGTTGGTCGAGGACATTCTGAGCAAGCAGACTAATCAATTAGTAGACATCATGAAGTCGCTGTCGCATTGCTGCGAGACCGAGACGGTGATCGACGACAAGGGCGAGGTGAAGATCCGTCGTAGAAAACTTTATGACTCGACGCTCGACAGAGCGCGGGAACTTTGTGAGACGTTCAAGAAATTTAACCTGACCGAAGACCCTCGACTGGAAGAGGCCCGCTCAGGACTTGAGCGGCTGCTTGACGGCGTGGAGATTGAGAAACTGCGGAACTCAGAGACGCAGCGCGTCGTCATCAAAGAAGGTATTGATGACATTCTCAGCAAGTTTGGAATGTAAGGGGGAACTATGTCGTTTGAGATTGGTCAAAGAGTAAGGGTGCGAGACCAAGACATCACCGGGAAGATCATTAGGTTTGATTGGAACGGTGATGTGGTGATCGTGGATGACGAAGAGAACGTCGATGGCGAGATGATACTTGTCTATCGACCCGAAGAACTGATCCCCGTCATGGGCGATGACTTCTTTGGTAACTGCAATAACTGTGTCGATTGGTAACGTATTAACTAATACTGTGAGGTAGCAACATGGCTATTCAAATCGAAGATCCTGTTTCGTTGGATGATGTGCCGAACCTAATCATGACGGTGGGTCATGAGATCACGGTGGTGCTGAAGGGTGAACCGGGTATCGGCAAGTCGAGCGTACTGCGTGAACTTGAGGTGCGCTACGGCGATGCGTATGACTATATCTATGCAGACTGTCCGGTGATGGACTTGTCTGACATCGTGATGCGTATCCCGAACCACGACACCAAGGCGTTGGAATCCTACGTGTCGTCGCTGTTCAAACTTGATTCGCCCAAGCCCAAGATCATCATGCTCGACGAGTTTATGAAGACCAACAAACTTCTTCAGACTCTCTTCACCCGGCTGATGTTGGAGAGAACCATTGGCGATAGAGCATTGCCTGCTGGGTCAATCGTGTTCGCAACGTCTAATCATTCCTCTGATGGTGTTGGCGATGCGATGCTCGCTCACGCTGGCAATCGTGTGATGGTCGTCAATGTGGATAAACCACGACACGTGAAGTGGAATCTCTGGGCATCGAACAGAGGTATCTCTCGCAGCATCCGTGCATGGGTGGCGATGAACCCGAAGTGCCTTGCGTCATACCTTGATGGTGGGCAGGACGACAACGAGTTTATTTTCAATCCGTCGCGTCGTGGAGTGTTGTCATTCGTGACACCGCGCTCTCTTGCCAAGGTGGATGTGGTCGTCAAGAACTACACGAAGTTGGGTCGAGCGGTGACGAAGGCGGCTCTTGCCGGTACGTGTGGCAGCGCATTCGCTAATTCGTTTGAGGCATTCCTGACTCTTGAAAAGGAGTTGGTATCGGTGAAGACCATCCTCAACGATCCTGAGAATGTGCAGATGCCCGAGAAGGCAGCGGCGTTGTTTCTGACGATGTTCAATGCCGTGGACACTATCGAAACGCAGGACGATCTGTCTGCGTTCATGACGTTCGTGAATCGTATCCGCTCCGATGAAGTCCAAGAATGTTTCTTTACGATGGCATTGCAGGGTCGTATCAGCAAACTCGCCAGTCGTAACGAACAAATCAAGGCGTGGGGCATGAAGAACTTGGAACTTATGATGCCGTGAGGGGTCTATGGAAGTAGTAGTAATGCGGAAAGAAACGTACGGAACGGTAAGGTTTTACCCTGAGAACAAGGAGGCGACGATACTCGCTACCTTGATGCGTAAGAAAACTTTTGACTATTCCGAGTTGCAGTTGACCCGCGAGATGGGCGCGACCATCACAGTTAAATATCCAGAGGTAAAGTTATGAGCGCAGTACCGAAGCAAGTTGATATAGAAATCCGTCTGAAGAAGGCGCACATCAAACTGATCAAGCATCCCGAGACCTGCCTGTATGGTGGCGTGATCCTCATGGGTGAGTCGAGTGTGGTGGATGATCCGCGTAAATGCCCGACTGCGTACACCGATGGCTACAACAAGCGATACGGTCGTGCGTTCATGGAGAAACTCTCTGACGAAGAGATCGCAGGTCTGGTGCTACACGAGAACTTGCACGTGTTGCTGAAGCATATTCCCCGTCACCGTGATCTGATGAAGGAGAACGGGCGGCTCGCCAACATTGCGATGGACTACGTGGTGAATGACATCATCATTGAGATCAACAAGTCGCACCCGAAACTTGCGTCCCTACCCGATAATTGTTTCTACGACCCGATGTTTCACGGGTGGTCTGTGCGTCGTGTTTACGAGTATTTGAAGAAGGAATGCGAAAGCGGCAAGGGTGGCGGTCGCCCACAAGAATCATTCGATGAGCATGACGATCAGCCGTACGAGGGCATGACCGAGGAGCAGCAGGGTCAGGCCAAGCGCGATGTGGATGATGCCATCCACCAAGGCGGCATTCTGGCCGGTAAGTTTGGCGCGAAGATCCCCCGCGTCATCAAAGAACTCATGGCACCACAGGTTGACTGGCGCGAGGTGCTGCAAGAATTCTGGGTATCAGCGGTGCGTGGTTCGGATGAACTCACGTGGCGTAGGTTCAACAAGCATCGACTGGCTGATGATTACTACTTGCCATCGTCAATCAACGAGACGGTGGGTGAAGTGATCCTCGCTATCGATACGTCAGGGTCTATCAGTAATGATGACATTGGCAAGGTTGCGACTCACATTCGGGAACTGTGTGAGAGCGTTACACCCGAGCGTATCCGTGTGCTGTGGTGGGACACGAAGGTGCATGGCGAGCAGGTGTTTGAGGGTAATTACGAGAACATCACAAGTCTGCTCAAGCCGATGGGCGGAGGCGGCACGCGGGTTAGCAGCGTCAGTGATTACATTCTCAACAAGAACCTGACTGCTGACTGCGTAATTGTCTTCACCGATGGGCACTTGGAGGACAATATCAAATGGCGAGTGGACATCCCGGCGTTGTGGTTGATCACGCAGGGCGGGTTGCGTTCGTTCGTGCCACCGAGAGGCGGCAAGATTCAGATCAACGATTAGCGTATTAACTAATACGGAGATGTGAGATGAGCAGATCAATGAGAGTGACGGTGGTGTTGGAGTTTAACAACGTGGAAAGCACCGAAAGTGAAATAGCCGACATCATCATCCAGAACATCACGGCAAGCACGGACGAAATGCGCGAGGTATTCAACGCTGATGCCGTGTGGTTGGACGATGCAGAGATTCACATTGAGTACGGCAAGAGGGACGCAGCCCGCGCCCCTGTTGATTTGGGGTAGGAGAACGTGAACAAGTACAAACTAGATAAACTTCCACCACGCACAAAACTCTACGGTTGGGATTACAACAAGGCCAAGGAGTTTCGTATGACCGGGAACGAGTGGATGCAGTACGCAAAGGTAGATGCGTTTAAGTTTGAGCGAGGCAACGACGGTGCGTACTCTGGTAACGGCATCGAAGTGTGGCTTGATGGTAAAGATATCAATCAACGATAGGAGTTACGAAAGTGGGTAAGGCCAAGATCAAATTCAATACCGATGATCTCTTCCTTGAGGGGCAGCATTCATTCATGGAGAAGCAGAACTTTATTCGTTCTCCGCTGTTTCCCATCGTGGCAACCATGTACAACACGACCGAGAGAAAGATCCGTGTCGGTCACATCGTCAGCAGTCAGATCTCTACGAGTGCAGATCCGAAAGAAACTGTCATGTCTGCGCTACTCACCACACCGGAAGGCTTCGTCGTGGGCAAGATCAGGTGCAATCGTGGCACGTTTGATTACTCAGCGACAAGCGATGGTGTGTCTGCGCCGTCGAGTAATATCTTAATTAGCAGTACAAGCGCAAATTATCTCCGGGTTAAACTGTCCAAGAACTCCGATCACGTAGCAGCATCATGGCTGAGGCGTGGGGCGACTGATGCGATCTGCTGTATATCTAACGTCATACGTTCTATCACGGATACGGCGGTGGATAGGGCGTACGGTCGTAGTGTGTCGAACCGTCCGATGGTTGAGTACGACGCTGATATCATTACATTCTTATCCAACGTGGTGATGGGCAAGGCCACCATGCTTCAGATGCCCGCTGAGATGCGTCAGATTTTTGAGAGTAAATATCGTGATTACATGCTGAACAACAACAAGTTTGAGGAGGCTATTGAAAAGGCCAAGAGTTTCTTTGACCAAGGCAAGTGGGTGTTGATCCGTGAGGTCAACAATGGGGTGATACTGGGCGCGATCATCCCCGACGGTGCGGTTGCAGGGTTGGACATCTACAAGATTGGCGATTCCCTACCGCATGGAGAGTGCCATGACTTTGCACGGTTCTCAGTGATGCCGAAGTGGTACTCATGCTATGACGCCATCCCTGAAGAGTACCGTCGTGAATTAGATTATGCCCTGATGATGCTGAAGGTACACCGGAACGCAGACTCCCTGACTCCGAACGACGAGCGGGGTATTTGGATGGATGTGGGCGCGGCGAACTGGGGGAAAGTAATGATCTTGCCGAGGTGAGTTATGTATCACGATCCACTACCTTTTCACGATGGCAACAAGCGGGTGTACGCCGAACTTGTTGACGATAGTCTGCATATCCACGTGGGCGACTGCATGATCAGGATGCTGCCCCTGAGTGAGTTGCCCGATCATATAAGAACTAAATTAGCCATGATTCACGCATGGAATTGGCAGAAGAATGATGGGCAGTACATAGGAGCATGGAGTCCGGTGTTTGATTTCCCGTTTTTACCCGAGTATCCAGAGGCATCTAAAGATATCGGTTGGCGGTTTTCCGTCTGCGAGTACGTGTTGGTCTTGCCAGAAAAAGTCTTAGAAGAGTTGCGCGGCGAAGTTTCCCGTGGTTAGTTAGCGTATTAGTTAATACGCTGATTGCCATGAGGAACCATGACTCCAGAAGCCAAGGTAAAGAAGCGCGTAAAAGAGATTCTTGCTGATCTGAACGCCTACTACGTGATGCCAGTGACAGGGGGCTACGGGAACAGCGGCGCACCAGATTTTATTATTTGTATCGCGGGGTTGTTTTATGGTATAGAGACAAAAGCAAACGGTGGGAAGGCCACCGCACTTCAGTTGAAGAACCACGATGACATACGCAAAGCCGGTGGCATCGCATTGATAGTTGATGAAACAAACGTAGAGAACCTACGCAAGGAGTTATTAAGTCATGTCCAGAGCAAAGAGCATTCTGTCCCTTCTCAGCAAGGGGAAGTCAATCAAGGAAGTGGCAAAGGCCACAAAGTCAAGCGAAGCGTACGTGTACTACGTGCGTTGGGCTGATAAAAAAGGTAAGACCACACCCAAGAAAAAGAAGTCGAAGATCGTCAAGGCTGTAGAAGAAGTGAAGCAAGCCTTGGATGTGATTGAGAAGAAACCGACGTTAAAGATGCGATCATGGGTTGAGGCGAATAAGCCGCAGCGAGTGATGATCAATCTTGCACGTAGAAAAGACGGCGCGATCATCGATCTCGACAAAGGTGGCGAAGTAATCTCTCCCCCTGATCTTGTCAATCGTCCCCCGCACTACACCGATGGTGGCATAGACACGCTGAAGTTCATTGAGGCTAAAGATCTCAATTACCGATTGGGTAACGTAGTCAAGTACATCAGCCGTACCGGTAAGAAAGTAGATTCTGATCCTATACAGGACTTGGAGAAAGCCCGCTTCTACTTGGATCGTGAGATCGAAGCGCGGAGAGATGCGTGAAACCCAGAAACGAATTCGCTTTCCCTCAGTTGGAAGCGGAGCGTTTGAAATGGTGGGGACACGGGATGACCCTGCGGGACTATTTTGCAGCCAAGGCTATGCAAGGGTTGCTAACGTCCCACGGGGTCGCCCTCTCTGCCGAAGAGACTTCTAAAATTTCTTACAACATAGCCGACAGAATGTTGGCTGAACGAGAGGTGGGTTATGAATCCGGTGCTAATAGGCCGCAAGCGGCTAAGTGATATTGTGTGGGGCATCATCGATGAGAAGGTCGGTGATTTCCCTTTCGAGGCTATTGAAAAGATCATTGAAGACCAGCAGCACTTGCGTGATCAGGCTGACTACAAGACAGGCTCTGTGCCGTACGACGATGCAGTAGAACTTTATAAAGTCACGAAGTTTTTTAATCCGAGGCACATTGCCGAAGTGGGTACGTTCATTGGCGTATCGACACGGACGATGATGCTTGCGTGTGATCCGATCTACATCTACACGTGCGACTATTCCAACGATATTAATCTGAATGATGAAGGTTTCGTTCAATACCCGCACAAGCCATCTCATGAGATGTTCGCTGACTTAGAGTCGAAAGATGTGAAAGTCGATCTAGTGTATTTGGACGGGCGTCTGAGCGATAAAGATGTTGAACCGTTATCTAAGATCATTCACGCTGACACGGTATTTGTGTTCGACGATTTCGAGGGGATTGAGAAGGGCGTGATTAACGCCATGATGGTAGAGTCTTTTGCCAGAGCGTTGATCTATCCGCGTGAAGGCAGGAAGACAGCCATCTCTATTCCGTTCTCACTTCTTCAGATTGTTCCGCAGGAGGCCACATGATTACGTGGTTTAAAAGAGTTTTACGTGATTGGCGTTGGCGCAGACTGAACGAGTGGGCGCACGTGCCGCCACCAGAGTGGGCAGCAAAGCGTGGGTCAGGGAGTATTTACTGGTGAAAGCCCCAAGAATAGGCAAGATCGCCACCCCCAAGGGGGAGGAAAAACAGTCAAAGACTTTGATGGACATGGCGCAGCATGTCTACAAGGTTGGAGTAGATACTGCCAACGAGGGAAAATATAACGACGCGATTGGGTATCTGGAGAATCTCAACATGGCATTGCCGTTATTCACGGCATCCATGCTTCAGACCGGGCGGTGTCATTGGGAGATGCACCGTTGGGAACTTGCACGAAAGTATTTTGAGACCGCCGTACGACTTGAGCCAGAGAACGACGACGCAGGGTGGACTGTTGGGCTTTTATCCCTTCAGATGGGCGACTTCAAAGCGGGATGGCAAGGTTACGAACGTAGATGGGGGAGTAAGACTTTTAATTCCCCACGATTACATACCAAGCGCCCCATGTGGGAGCGTGGCAAACACAAACGTCCTATCGTCTGGTGTGAGCAGGGTATCGGTGATCAGATTCTTTACGGATCACTGATTGAAGCGTTGGCGCGAGAGTGCGAACACGTAACTGTACTAATAGATCTGCGACTGGTCGGACTGTTTGAGCGTGGGTGCAAGGCTCCGAATGTAACTTTTTTATCTCACAGTTCGCGGATAAAGATGAAAGAGCATGACTCGCATCTTCCGATTGCGAGTTTGGGTAGATTGTTTATTAAACGAGTGTGGGATATCCCGTTCC